GAAACCTTTTATGATCCGCTGTGAGTTTCATTTTAGCCATTAAAACAACTCACGTTGTGGATTTTGGTCAATCCAATACCTTGCAAAACATTTTTTTTGATTTCTAGCATTTGTTAGATGTATCATTTTAGTTTTGATATTGTACCCTTCTTGCCGAAGTTCACAAATTCTAGCTGGTAATTTAAAACACCATATTTCATTAAAAATGTCTAATCTGGTTATTTTTCTACCGGCTAATAACTGCTCTAATATATATTCTCGTTGTGTCATTATCATTCTCCCAAATGTAGGTGACCCCATCTCCTTGGGAGAGAGTCAGCCGGGGGAGATGGGGTCGGTTTACAAACAACCCGGCTAACTATTTTTATTTAAAAAGGTATTTCGTCATCCAGTCCATTTATAACAGGCGAACTTTTTGTTTCCAGGTTCAGTTCTGGTGTGCTGGCTATTGGTGTATTTACCAATTCCACAGTTTCATTTTTAACCAGGCTTTTTAACATACCATTAAATTTCTGCAAAACTATCTCAGTAACATACCGGTCATTACCATTTTTGTCAGTCCATTTTCGTGTTTGTAGTTGACCTTCTACATATAGCAACGTGCCTTTCTCAAAATTTTTTGCCTTTTCAGCGTTAAACCCAAAGCACACGATTTTGTGCCATTCCGTCTTGTCTTTCCACTCTCCGGTTGTTTTGTCTTTCCAACCTTCGCTAGTAGCTAAACTAAAACTAGCTAAACTGTCACCATCAGACATAGTTTTGATTTCTGGTGTACCGCCAATTCGTCCAATTAAATTTACTTTATTTAACATTCTCGTTCTCCAATTCTGCAACAATTTCGTCACGTTTGTGTAATACTTTTGCTTGAGCTTCTAACAACCCATTTACAATTGTGCTATCAGGCACAACTCTAATAATTTTTATAGGCAAGTCGGGATGATAAAAGACCAAATCGCAATATTGTCTTTCAGCAATTAAGATTTGTCCCTGCACTTGAGCAATATACTTTGTTGGAATGTTGCCTGTTCTGTTATAATCTAAAATTGTTTTAACGTGATTTTCTGCTTTTAAGCACTTAAATTCAACCATACCATCATCGTCTATTAATCCGTCAGGGCTGCATCCCCAGCCAGCGTTAGTAATAAAACCAACTTCTTTGACTGTGCAATCTTTCTGAAATTCATACATAGACCGTGCGTCTGGTTCAAGCTCAGTGCCTCGATCAGTCCATTGGTTGCCTAACCATTCATCAAGAGGTTTTTTTGCAAACAAATCACAAGCTAATGTTAAAGCGTAATCGTCAATACTTTTTGATAACTTCCCAGTAGACGTTACCATCTTACTAAAATTACTAGCTGTAGGCAATCCAGAACGCAACATTAGCCATTCTGGAGTACCCTGCTCAACATTATGGATGATCATTTATCTTCCTTGGCATTTAAGGCATCATACGCTGATTTGTAGCGGTCAAGTGGCAATTGTGCCAATGCGTCAATCTTGTAATGATCGCACATCTTTTTGACATCAACATTTTTTTTCGTATCAATTAATGATTGCAAAATTTTATAGTGCTCAATTGATATTTGTTTTACTTGTGGTTTTGCTTGTGCTGCTTTGTTTCCGTCATCATCTTCTTCTGCCACCAAGTTACACGCCATAGCCAAACTGTAACGTCTGCCATAAGTAGTGGCTGAACCTTTTTGCTGATCGTTAAGGCTGCTGTTAATAGGATAAAAGCTGTCGCTGATAGCTGTGCCATCTTTGTAGACAATACTTGTAAGCACACCCCAAATGTTGTCTACAAAACCATATCGCTGCATTGGCGACAAATCATTGTTTAAAAGGGCTGTTTTACAAGCGTTTGTAATTGCACTTAAATCAGCAAATTTATTTTTAAAATGTGGATTGACGTTATTAAATATTGGTGTGTCCATTTCTTTTTGTGCTTTAATAAAAGCCTCGATTGCAGTTGTTTTGTTAGTCATTTGTACTCTCCGTTTGTTTTGTTTGTGCTTCGCTAATTTCATACGTTATATCTACGACATCTAAGGCAATATTTCTAATGGCACGAAGGTTGTCAGTATTGATATGCTCACCAATATAGGCTAATTGACGTTGCTCTGTCAGCAGTGAATGAACTGTTTTAAGCTTCATTAAAGGTATCATTATTGATGGTGCGTGTGTCATTTTTTGTTTCTCCCAAAAGTTGTTGACAGGTACTAAGATACGGTTTATTGATTTAAATGCAAGTAAAAAATAATAAAAAGGTAAACAAAATGCAGCTCAGTACATTTTTAAAATTAAAACGAATGACACAGCGTGACTTTGCCAAAGCAGTAAAGCTAGACGAAGCAACGGTTTCACGACTAATTTCTGGTCCTCAAATGCCAACAAGCAGCACAATAAAAAAGGTTGAAAAGTACACAAAAAAACAAGTCACCTGGGTGGATTTAATTGCACCTAAAGTCGATAAATAAATACATTTTGGGAGAATTTACATGGCAACACTACCGGCAATGCCTCTTTGGACGGACAGCTTTATAGCAGATACTACTCACCTAAACGCAGCAGAGACCGGGGCATATATGATGCTTCTTATCTGTATGTGGCGATCGGGCGGTTATATAGATAATAACGATAAAAAACTAGCAAGATTTGCACGATGCTCACCAGCTCAGTGGCAAAGAATAAAGCCGACAATAATGGAATTTTTAGTAGAAGACCCAGTTGGGCTAACACAAAAAAGATTACTTACATTGTATAGTAACGCATCAGAAAAGGTATCGTTAAAGAGGCATCTAGGAAGTCTAGGTGGACAAGCTACTGCATTGAAAAATAAACAAAAGGCTGTAGCGAATGGTGCTAGTGACGGTACGCCAACTATAACTATAACTAAACCTATAAAGAGAAGTATCAAAAGAGGGGGAAAAAATACAGGTTTAAAAAAGGATTACAAACCATCAAAAAAAGAAGCAGTAAATTATTGGAAAACAAGAGGCAGAACAGATTTATCTTATGAATTGATAGCTGATGAATTTACAACTTACTGCAAGGCTCATGGTAAGACATACAAAGATTGGGACGCAGCTTGGAAGACCTGGTACATGAACAGCGTCAAGTTTCAGAGGAAGACTGATGGTGTTGCAAAGAATGGTGTGATTAATCCGGAGATAGACGCAGCACTCAAGACAAATCCAAACGACAGGTCAAAAGACCAATGGAAGATGTTGTTATCAACAGCACCAAAGAGCCAATATGCACATTGGAAAGATAACTTGCACGGTGACAAGCCAAAGACCTTTGAAGATATGGTGGCTTTGTATGAGTGATTTTTTGTTGCCATTTCCACCTTCAGTGAACAGCATGTATGCAGGAAAAGCTCGAAGGTATAAGTCACCTAGATATAAAAAATGGATTGCTGAAGCTCAAGTTATGGTTTGCAAGCAGAAGTTACCTGTTTGGGTTAACGGTCCTGTCCAGGTACAGTTAGACTTTGTAAAGCCGGATAAACGCAAAAGAGATTTGGATAATCTTGCTAAGGCAGTGTTAGATTTTTGTACGGACGCACAAGTGTGGAAAGATGACTGTCAGGTTGAGCATTTGACCTTGCGATGGGTGGAAGCAAACTTTGTTGGTGTTAAAGTAACTATTCAGCCATTAAAAAAATAATACGTTGAGGAGAAATAAAATTAAAGTTACACTTATAAATCCACGTTCTGCTTATCCATTATTAATTGATATACATTACGCAGCTAGAATACCATCAATTAGCACAGCTTTTGGTTTGTTTGATAATGATGATCGGCTAGAAGGAGTTTGCACTTTTGGAACACCTTTAAGCACAACATTACAACGTGGAATTTGTGGTGAGGATTATGCTAAATTTGTATTGGAATTAAATAGACTTTGTTTGCGAAACAATAAAAAAAATATGGCATCGTTTTTTATATCAGCAGCTATGAAAATACTTGGCAACAAAATAATTGTTTCCTATGCAGACACCGCACAAAATCATTTAGGAACTGTTTATCAAGCTACAAATTTTATTTATACAGGCTTGTCTACAAAATTTACTGATTGGGCTTTGCATGGAGATAATAGGCATCAAGCAAGCATTGGTGACGAGTTTAGAGGTCAAAAACAAAGACTACAAAAATTAAAAGATAAATATGGTGACAGACTTTATTCTGTAGAACGATCACGAAAACACCGTTATATAAAATTTATAGGAGATAAAAGATTTTGTAAAACAGCAAAAAAAAATTTAAAGTATAAAACAGAAAAATATCCCAAAAATATATAAAAATAATGCGGTTTATTGTTATTTAGTTGTTGACACTATGTAAACAATGATTATAATTAAGGTACAAACAATGAAACAGGAGAACTAAGATGAATGAAACAATTATTGCAAATATAACTGCAACCTTTTTTTATAAATTAGACACAAAAGGTTATGTCGATTGTGACGAAGTAATGGAAGCAGCAGAAATATTTTTAAAAAAAAATTTAAATTATTGGGATGGTTTTGGAGTAAATGATAAATTTAATATTATTCAAATCCATGTAGGCAGAAGTCGTAAAACAGCTACAATACAATTTTCAGCCACAAATATAGTTTTTGAGGATGATACTGAATTTCATTCATTTGTAAATGCTATTGAGGTAGAAAAAATTGTTGTTACTGAGGATAATACTCCTGATCCAGACGATTGGGATGGAATTGGCGAAAGCACAATGAACAAATTTGACACAGGATGTAAATAATGACTAAAGAAGAAAAAATATTGTTAATTAAAGATTGGCGTAAAGCTAATGGTTACACTCAAGAAAAAGCTGCCGAAGAACTAGGCTATGCGTCCAGGGTAACAATTGGATATTTTGAAATAGGACAAAGACCAATTCCAGAATATGTAATTAAATCTATTACACAATTAAACAAAGGGGCAAACAATGCATAATCATCATAAATACTTTTGTGACTTAGAGCGTGAGGTGTGGAAGCCAGAAGAAGAAAAGGTCAGTTATGTCAAACCAATTATACAAGCTTTGTTAGTTGCTGTGCCGTTGCTTACTGTGCTGACATTTATTTGGGTTGCACTACCGTAAGACAGACCGCTTGATTTATTTGTAATTGTTTTATATGATATTGCAAAGGATTGTAAATGGCAACGCAAGAAGAATTATTACAAGCATTAATTAATAGTAATAAATATGCTGATGGCAATATTATGCCAACACCAAATCCTGACCGTGTAAGCATTGTTGATTATTTACAAGAAGATGCAAGTGGACTGGCTAATGCAGTTACACAAGCTGGATCACAATATTTTGACAGCAAACCTTTTTTTACCCAATACGATAAACCAGATGTAAATAATAATCTGCAATATGCAGATGGTAATTATGTAACGCAAGGTGGCGATCAACCTTCAATACAAAAAGACATTGGCAATATGCTTTATGCTGGCGGTAAAAAGGTAGTCACTGATCCTATTGGCGTAGCTAAAGAAGTATATGAAGATTTTAAAAGACCAGTTGTAGGAGCTTATGAAGGGTTGGCAACAGCTGTACCACAATATTTACAAGGCAATATAAACGAAGGTAATCGTGGAACTGCTGATTTTTTAAAAGGGTTTGGTGAGACAGGATTAAATATTGTTGATGCAATACCTTTAATTCCACCTGTTTTTGGTGCAACTAAAAAAATAGTTGGTAAAGCAAGTAGTGAATTAGTAGATGCTGTTGGTAATACACCAAATATTATTAAAACAGATGTGTTTGATGATATTGTAAATAAAACTGCAAAATTTCCACCTAAAAAAATGGCAGATTTACCAAACATAAGAGAATTACCAATAGATGTTTCTTTAAAAATAGCAGAAAAAGAACCACATTTAATATTATCTGGCAAAGGTTCTGAAGGTGCATACGTTGGCGGTCCAAGAAATATTAAAAATAGAGATGACCTTGAGGCAATGAGGGCTAGGTTTGATCAAAGAATAGAGGATGGTGTTAAGGGCGGTGATTGGTACAGGCGAGCAAATACAGATATTGATACTGTAACTGGCGGTGATGCCAGACAAAATGATTTTATGTCTGCACAACAAGCAATGTATTCAGCACAATCATCCCCAGAAACAGAATTAAATTTTGCGTTGCGAGACAATAACAGTTCTATTGCCAAAGGTTTGCCAGATCAATCTAAAACTGGTGGTCAAATGAGGTCCTCAATAAAAGCTATTGAAACTAAAGATCCAAGTAATTATCAATTAGGACAAAAAACAGGCGAATACGCAAATCGTATAAACCCAAACCCAAAAGAATTTGAAACTGCAACAGGTGTTAATGATTTTAGACATTTGCGTAACATAGAATTTACAGAAGTAACAGGAGAAGCACAAGTTGGTGCAGTTGGAACAGCCGGTCATGCGTTTGCTGATTATGAAACAGCATTAGCAGTTTTGAGAGCAAACAATAAAAAACTTGGCGGTAGGTCAGATTGGACTGGCGAAGAAATACAAGCAGCACCTTGGGTAAAACAAAAAGGAACTGATTTTTACAATAGATACAAACCAAGATACATGCAAGAGGCTGCAAGAAAACTAAATGTTGATTACAATCCAGAAATACCACGAAATAATTCTGATCCTTTAGTAACTGCACTAGCAAAACAAAATGCTTTTGATTATGCAAATACGACTATAGGTGACAGTTTTAATAAACACACAGCATTTGGCACATATGAAACACAACCGTTTGCTGACTCAGGACAACTACCAGGATTACAAACAGCTACGGAAGCTGAAAGAAATGCATTTATGGCTGATCCAAGAAGTACATGGGCTACTGCACCGGGTAATAGAGATGCAATATACAGTGGTATGGGATTAGAAGACACTGGTGTCAATTTGCGTGTTAGACCTACAACACAAATGCGAGGTGAATATACACCACCAGGCGGTGTTTTAGAAACAAATGCTGGAGAAGTTGCAAGACCATTAGTAGGATTTGAATATGCTGACATACCGGGCAAATTTAATAATAAAGGCAAGCCAATAAAAACAACAACAAAAACTATGCCACAATCTGAACAACAAATAATGAATGTTGGAGAAGCTACTAGAGCATATATTGATGTGCAAGGTGCTGGTGCATGGCATAAAAATTGGTTAGCTGGAAAAGTTGAAGACAGTAAAAATGTTTTTGTAGAAGCAAACAAACCAATTAAAGCAACAAAATCACAAATCAACCAAGCAAAATTAATTGCTAACAAATATGGTTACACTGATGTAATAGATACAGGACAAGGTTTGACAGTTACCAATTTTGACAAACCACCAACATTAAATAAACTACAGAGAGAAAATTTAGTAAAAGAATTAACAACTATTGATGGGTACAAAGATGCATATGCAATAAATACAGATAGTGGATATTTAGGTTTTGAAAACGCATTAAAACAACCACAAGGAACTGGTGCTGTTACACAACAATATTTAAAATACCTTAATGAAGCTCCAAAAGAATTAATTAAAGCATTAGATAATAATCCTTATATACCACAAAATGCATTAGCAAGGATATCCAGAGATAAAGCGTTTTCTATAAAGCATGGATCAACTCGTGCAGATATAGAAAACGCTAGAACTATCATAGGCAAAGGACCGGGATGGGTAGGTAGATTAGAAAAAGCATTAAAAACTGGTGCTATTTTACCGGCAATTGCATTTGTTATTTTTCAGTCGTTTGATCAAGATCAGGCTCAACCGGCTGCTCAACAAGGTCAGATTGATGCGTAGAAACTACACCACCCATAGATTGATAAGCTTTTCTAGATTGTGTGTTTGTCATTTTACCGTAGTAATAATAACCGCCACTTGGCAAAAGTTTTCTAGGCATTTTCATTCTCCATTTATGTTTGAAACAGCATAATAACATAAGGACACATTATGGCAACCCCAAAGAGAAATAGATCACATCCTGATGATCCGGCCTTTGAAAAAACAAGGGCAAAAATACAAACTACCCAGTTGGTGAAACGTCTTGAGAATTATGCACTTAACAAAAAAGATGACCAGGGTAATGATGTAGACCTAGAGCCACAAAGGATTAGGGCTATTGAGATACTGTTGAACAAGACATTGCCTAATTTACAATCTACAGAAATCAGCGGTAAAGATGGTGGGCCTGTTGTCCCTGTGTTGCAGATATTTGAGATTGAAGGTAAAGACATTAATGAAAGCTCACATTAAACTTGGGTTATATCCAAAGCAGAAGAAAGCATTAACTACTACAGCTACCGAAGTTTTGTATGGCGGTGCTGCTGGCGGTGGTAAATCACATTTAATGCGTATTGCTGCAATCAATTGGTGTACTCAAATTGATGGCTTACAGATATATTTATTTAGACGTGTTCGTGATGACTTAATCAAAACACATTTAGACAGCCATAACGGTTTTAGAAACATTTTGCAGACATGGGTAGATGCTGGTTATGCAACGATTGTTGAGGATAACGTAAAGTTTTGGAATGGCTCAAGAATTTACCTATGCCATTGTCAGCACGAAAAAGATGTTGGTAAGTACCTTTCTGCTGAAATGCACGTTTTATTAATAGATGAGCTTACTACCTTTACAGAGCGTATGTACCGACAACTGAGAGCCAGAGTGCGAATGGTTGGCATAGACGTTCCAGAACATTTAGAAGGACAGTTCCCACGCATTCTATGTGGCTCAAACCCAGCCAACATTGGTCACTTATTTGTAAAAAGCACGTTTATTGATGGCAAGCAACCAATGGAAATATACCGAACTGAACCAGAAGAAGGTGGTATGTTAAGGCAATATATTCCTGCCAGGGTAAATGATAACCCTGCACTGTTAGAACAAGATCCTACCTATGTTGATAAACTTAAAGGTATTGGCTCAGATGCACTTGTCAGAGCAATGCTTGAAGGTGATTGGAACGTGGTTGAAGGAGCGTTCTTTGATTGTTGGTCAGATGACAAGCACGTTGTCAAACCGTTTACTATTCCAGAACATTGGACAAAGTTTATATCAGGCGATTGGGGATATGCAGCACCATTTAGTTTTGGATGGTGGGCTGTTGTATCTGATGACTACCAAATGGCTAACGGCAGAACATTGCCAAGAGGTTGCCTGGTAAGGTACAGAGAGTGGTATGGGTCTTCTACAAACAAAAACACAGGGCTGAGAATGGAAGCAAACCTAGTTGGACAGGGCATTACTGAGCGTATGGCTGATGATGAAGAAATGGATTATGGTGTACTTGATCCAGCAGCGTTTAGTGAAGATGGTGGGCCGTCTATAGCAGAACGTATGTACGAAGGCGGTGGCCCATACTTTAAACGAGCAGATAATAAACGGATAGCACGAG